TAGCGTTAAGAAAAAGAAAATAAACGCACAAGAATTATTTTTTGATATATTGAAAGAACGTGCTGAAACAGGCCGTATCTATATTATGAATATTGACCATTGTAACACTCACTCATCTTTTAAAGACAAAGTATCAATGTCAAACCTATGTCAGGAAATAACTTTACCAACCACTCCAATACAACACATTGATGGAGAAGGTGAAATTGCTTTATGTATTTTATCTGCCATCAATGTGGGTAAAATCAATAAAAGAGATGAACTAGAACCTTTATGTGACTTGGCTGTAAGAGCATTAGATGAAATTATAGATCATCAAAATTATCCTATTAATGCAGCCGAAGTATCTACAAAAGCAAGAAGAAGTTTAGGTATTGGTTATATTGGCCTTGCTCATTATCTTGCTAAAAAAGGTTATAAGTATGATCAAAAACTTGCTTGGAGACAAGTTGATAAACTTACAGAAGCATTTCAATTTTATCTATTAAAGGCAAGTAATCAACTTGCAAAAGAAAAAGGTAAGTGTGCTTATTTTGATAGAACAAAATATGCAGATGGTATTTTACCAATTGATACTTACAAAAAGGACGTAGATGAATTAGTAAATAGAACATTAACATATGATTGGGAATGGCTAAGAAAAGAAATAAAAGAGTCAGGTCTAAGACACTCAACACTCTCTGCTCAAATGCCTAGTGAATCATCATCTGTTGTATCAAACGCAACAAATGGTATTGAACCACCAAGAGATTATTTGTCAGTTAAAAAATCTAAAAAAGGTCCATTAAAACAAATCGTACCTGAATATCAAAAACTAAAGAACTTTTATACACTTCTTTGGGATATGAAGGGGAATGAAGGATATATAAATATCGTTGCAGTAATGCAAAAGTATTTTGACCAGGCAATATCAGGTAACTGGTCTTATAATCCTGAAAATTATACTGATGGTCAAGTGCCAGTTTCAATAATGGCTCAAGACCTATTGACGACATATAAATTGGGTTGGAAGACTTCTTATTATCAAAACACATATGATAGTAAGAAAGATGAAGACGAACCAACACATCCAGTTGGTTTCCACGATAACGTGCCAGAAGATAAACCAGAAGTAAAAGAGGAAGAAGATCCAGAAAACTGTGATTCTTGTACAATTTAATGAAAACTGTATTTAACAAAACTAAAAACTTAGATTCTACAAAACAACCATTGTTTTTTGGTGAAGACCTAGCTGTACAAAGATATGATACATTTAAGTATCCTATATTTGATAGATTGACACAACAACAATTAGGTTTCTTTTGGAGACCTGAAGAAGTATCTTTACAAAAAGATAGAAACGATTATGCTCAGTTATCTGAATCACAAAAGTTTATTTTTACATCTAACTTAAAATATCAAACAATGTTAGATAGTGTACAAGGTAGAGGGCCTTGCCTTGCATTTTTACCATTTGTATCTAATCCAGAATTAGAAGGTGCAATTGTAGCTTGGGACTTTATGGAAACAATTCATAGTAGAAGTTATACATATATTATTAAAAATTTATATTCTGATCCATCTGAAGTATTTGATACGATTATACAAGATGAGAAGATTGAAAAAAGATCAAAAGCGGTTACAGAAGCTTATGATCATTTAATAAACTTAGGTTATAAGTATAAAACAAATCCTAAATCAGTTGATGAATATGAATTAAAAAAGGCATTGTGGTTGGCATTAGTAACTGTAAATGTACTAGAAGGTTTGAGATTTTATGTTTCATTTGCTTGTTCATTTGCATTTGGTGAGCTTAAACTTATGGAAGGCTCTGCTAAAATACTATCGTTAATTGCTAGAGATGAAAGTCAACACCTTGCAATGTCACAACAAATTATTAAAGCTTATCTTACAAAAGAAAATGATAAAGTAATGAACAAAGTTATTAAAGATACAAACAAAGATGTATATAAAATATATGATGACGCAGTACAACAAGAAAAAGAATGGGCAACTTATTTGTTTCAAAAAGGTTCTATGATAGGACTTTCAGAAAAACTATTACATCAATATGTTGAATATATAGCAAATAGAAGAATGAGAGTAATTGGTTTAGAGCAGAAATATGAACAATCATCAGCTAATAATCCATTACCTTGGACACAACATTGGTTTAATAGTCACTCACTACAAAACGCACCACAAGAAACTGAAATAGAAAGTTATGTTATTGGTGGACTTAAACAAGATGTAAAAAAGGATCAATTTAAAACATTTAAACTATAATGACAACACTTACTCCACCAAATTTAAATAAAGTTACAATCAGTTGTAAAAATTGTGAAGTATCCTATCACGTTGAATGGGATGAAGAAATAGAACCAACTACTTGTCCTTTTTGTGGTGCAGACACTTCTATAGATGAAGAGGATGCAATTTTTGACAATGAAGAAGACCAAGACGATTGGAATTGATTATAGTTTAACAAGCCCTGCTATATGTGTATGTAGGGGTGAGTTTAAATTTGAAAACTGTAAGATATATTATCTTACAAATGTAAAAAAATATGAAGGTGATTTTTGTAATGGACAAATAAATGGCAGACTTCATTTACCCTATACCTCCGAAACACAACGACATGACCAAATTTCCGATTGGGCGATTAATATTGTTGATACTGCTATTGGTAATATTTTTGTAGAAGGATATTCATTTGGTAGTAAAGGCCTTGTGTTTAATCTAGCAGAAAATATGGGAGCCTTAAAACATAAACTATACAAACTAAACAAGAGATTTGAAAGCATAGTGCCTGGCCAAGTAAAGAAGAATGCTACAGGTAAAGGTAACGCAGACAAACTCAAAATGTATGAGCAGTTTGTAAAAGATACAGATATTGATTTGATGAAAGAATTTGATCAAACAAAACTAAACAATCCTGTAACAGATATTGTTGATTCGTTTTATGTTGCTAAGGCAGGATACGACAGAAAATAGACAAGAATCAGTCAAAAGTGCGACAGAATTGCACAATTATACCTCAAAAACCTAGTAAAATCAACACTTTTTAATGCTTGACTTTTGGCTATTTTTAGTGTACATTATACGTATATGACAAAAGAATTACACAAATCATTTAATATTGTTTATAAACGAGAATATTTTAACTCCGAAGACGCAGACTATTTTTGGACTAGTTATTCAATGTATAAAAACGTACCTATTTCTAAAATTAAGTATTATAGAAAACAGTTGTTAAAATTTAAAGATTATATGGATAAATCTTTTAAAGAAGACGCAACAAACTTTGCTGGCGCTACTGCTATTGAGATAATCTATCCAGACGAATATTATCAAACTTATGAAGATGTATTCGGTCCAGAAACGGCTGCAGGTGATCATAATTTATTTAATGACTTTGGTCAATTATACAAAAGACAAGGCTTTAGAAAAGACTTCGATCCAGATTTAACAAAAAAATATACAACTAAAAGAGAATACATAACACAATTAAATTAAGGAGGACACTATGACAGTAAATACAAATATAACATATACAGATAAAGACTTAGGTAAAAATCTGTACAGAAAAAAAACATACTACACACTTATGATAGAACAAGAAGTCTTGGCTGATAACGAAGCAGAGGCAGACCATAAGTTTTTAGATTTTGGTGGTATTGACCATTCAGAAATTAAAGGTTCAATAACTTCTCAAAAAGAAGGTGTTGAAACGTTAGTTGCTGACGCTAGTTATTTAGATAGTGGTAAAACTGAATACATTGGTAAAGTGGTTTATGATTTATCAGATCCTTATGCAAAAGAAGAAGGATATGTAGAAATAGACCAGTATGCTGACGAAAATGCTTTAACAGAAAAAGAAGAGTCAGATGTTGATGTTGCTATTCAGTTAGAGGCAGAAAATCAAAGAGGTAAATAGACTATTGACAAATTGATTAAAATGTGCAATAATAGTAGAATGTCAAAAAAAATGACAAAAAAAGAACAATTAGATTTAGTAAAATTACAATATCATAAGTGGTTAGGTACACTAGGTCTTAATGTAA